CACATTTTGCCACTGTGTAGGCTGTGTTCTTCATGATGGATTCAAGACTGTCCCATTCTTCATCATCACGAAGCGCACCAAGAGAAATTGTGGTACAATTTGCTAAAGAAATTTTTCTGTGTGTGCCGGCGCCCTGCATAATAGACCCAGCAGGATGCCACCAATCATTGTAAATTTCATCAAACCAACGTTCACTCCAATGTTTTTGAAGTTCCTCTGTTTTTTCTACTGATGCGATGTAATCACAAACACGTTTCAAAGCTTGAACATAAGTTTCTCCGTCTATTGACGTATATTTCTTATTGAAAGCATCAGTTGAAAATTGATTTCCATTGAAATACTCTTCCGTGGTTTGTTTTTTAACATCCTCATACCGTGTTGTGATACTATCGAAGTCTGCCTTTTTTGCCATATAATCTTTATTCATATATCCTAATGTTATTTCTTTTTACAGTAGGATAATTAGGTTTTTGTTTTTCTAAAACTCTGCGTTGGACGAAACTATTTTTTATGCGTTTGAATTTTTTCAGGTACTCTAAAATAGCGCTGTCCTATTAGTCTTCCTCTTGCGGGCCCTGTCTATTTTTCTTTATTTGATTCCAATTATCTCGAACCAAATCTTGGAGTTTATTTTCTCCATCCTTCATTTTTTCCTGACACTCTCTACCCTCAGCAGTTCCGGGGTCAAGAACCTTGATACTACCATTTCCTGCATCAAAATATGCTGGCCACGTCATACCATCAGCACCAAAACGATTTTTGATAACGTGAATACGTGCTGTTGAACCTTGCTTGTCTTCCATTTTACGTGAAAGACTGATAACGAAATCTCCCGTCATGATTTTGCGATAAGAGTCTGCAACGTTATGAGCCTGAATAACATCTTCTTCGTGTGCGCCTCTGTGTGCCTGTGAAGCAGACCAAATAGGCACTTGAAGTTCTCCCGCGACGGCTCTCAACTCTTCATACACCGAACCAGCTTCACTATAAGAGTTTGAATTTCTTTCTGAAACTGCTGGTCTTAGAAGGTCTGCGTAATCTACTACAATCAAATCAATTTTTGTTCCTGTCAACATTTGAATACGTTCTACATGCGTCTTGATTGTATGTGAAGCAACCGTCTTGATTGGAAAATACTTAATGAATAGTTTGCCCGGAATTACATCAATCTTATGTTTAACGACTTCGATGTTTTTCCTAATATCTTGGAAGTTGATTCCGGTGAAACAACTATCATATCTAAGACCTACATAGTTTTCATTCAACTCCAAAGTAATGTGAACAACGTTCTTACCGGCCCTCATAGCTTCGGCACCAAGTCTAGTCAATAACCACGACTTGCCGGAACCTGCTGGAGCCACAACGAATCCCAATTCTCCCTTACCCAATCCACCATCCAAAAGATGGTCAATGACAGGCCAATTGGTTTTAACCGTGTCACGGCACATTTCAGACATACGCTTTTCAATGTCTATCATGTATTCATGACCAAGATTTCTTTCCATACCAGCCTTTAAAGCTTCGTCAACCACTCTACGAATTTGTTCAAATTCACCAATTTTCAAATAATCCGCAGATGAAATGATTGCGTTTTTCATCTTCTGATTTTTACAAAATTCCAAGAATTGTTCTTTGATGAATGGCAAATCACTTGAATTGATGTGATTTGTATAAACGTTTCTACACTGAGCGACCACCGATTCTCTCAATATATCGCTCTTGGTATCTTCTATTTGGATAGCAAACACTTGTGGGGTAGGACACGACTTGTATTTCATAAAATACGCCATCGTCTGTTGAACCATCCATTTATTGGCATCTGACTCGAAATAGTCAGGAGTAAGAATATCAAAAATTCTCTCTACGAACAACTGGTCCGTTACCAAAGAAGCAATACACTTTGATTGAAACTCACTACCGTATTTTTTTAAATTGTCGATTTCATCCATAATTTTATTTGTTTTAGTGTTTAGTACTTTACACTACGGACCCTAATAGTAAACTTTTTATAACGGGTACAGCCTTTTTTAATTTGTACATCCACTTATTTGACTATATTTATAGACATGACAAGAGAAGATATAAAACATCTCATCCGAGAAATAATAAAAGAGGCTAGAATTTACGGTGACCCGTATAGAACAAGCGATGAGTATGACCTTACGCCAGAAGAACTTGCGGCGTTAAAAAACATGGACCACAAGCAAAGGATGAATTTTGCTCTAAAAAAGATTAAACAAACAAGAAGAGAAAAGGGTCAATGTATTTCAGGTGGGTCTAAGTGTGAAAAGCCACCAACGGGTGAAGATGGAAAGCCGGGCCCTTACTGTAAAAACCATCTTGAGAGTTTCAGAGTGGCTAGAGCAAAACTGGCCAAGAAACGTGGTTCTTGCAGTCGTTGTCCTAACCCACCAATACCGGGCAAAAAACTTTGTCAGAAATGTACCGATGAACTTGAATTGACAAGAATAAAAGCTTTGGCTAATAACCTTTGCATCCGATGTAAAAAGAATCCAATGGAGTTGAATAGACACGGAGAAAAAATGTTGTTTTGTAGGGGATGTATAGATGCAAAAGTCGCTTGGAACAAACGAAGAAAAAATTTCAAAAAAACATGGCAAGATTATGCCAAGGATGTTGAATCTAATGCTTTAGCCAATAAATTAAAGAATCGGGGAATAGAACCTAAATGATTAAGCTCAAAAACATTTTATCTGAAATGGAACAGTTGCGAATGGCAAATCCAAATTTGAGTTCATTACCACGACCAAAAAATAGAGCGGAGTGGAATATAGATGATTGGACTAATTACTGGCAAGAACTAAGATTGGAAAAGCCATATAAGAAACCAAAAAAACCACCAAAATCAATCACATTCAGAAAGTCTTCAACGTTGAATAATATTCAAAAAGCCTTAAAAAAGTTTCTGTCATACAAATAAAATTTAACATTTTTTCATTTTTCATATACTTATCGGCATACGAAATCGCCTGTAGGGGCGCTTAAGTTTAGTAGAAAACAACTAAAAAGAAAGATAAGAAATATGAGTTTTGACCTCAATATCCTCGTCAACGGAAACCGTTGCAAACAGTATTACCATCAAGGTAAAACCTTCATCGAAGCCAAGAACGGCTCAGAATATGTTATACAAATCAACAACAATCACTGGAAGAGAATTCTCGCAGTAGGTTCGGTTGATGGATTAAACATTCTAACTGGAAAGACTGCTAATGAAAAAGATTCAGGTTACATCATAGGAGCACATTCCTCTGAAAAAATCAAAGGATTCAGATTCTCCGATGATGAATGGGCCATGTTCAAGTTTGGTTACAAGTTCAATGGAAAAACCTATGCACAATCCAAGGAAAATGGTTCTGAAAAGAATTGTGGTGTCATTGGTTTAAGGTTTTTCTATGAGAAAGAACCAATCTACACTTACAACCCACCTATTCAATGGAATACAACTCCACAATGGTTGAGTAATCCAAGTGTTACAACCGTAGTCACAACCACCACAACTACCAGAGGCGCAACCGCTTCATACGCCTTAACAGGTGCCATGAACCATAGCGTAAATTATTGTTGTTCCGATTTGGGCACAGAAACATTGTTGGGTAATTGTTCTTCCGATTCTGATGATGGCGCATTAGATTGGATGGAGGTTAATTATTCAAAGGGGCCGTCAACTCCGATTGGTTCTGACCAAATGAAAAGTTCAAAGAAACGTTCGTTTGCTGGTGGACAATGTGTTACCGCACAATATTCTGCAAATAACATTGCTGTGGCTTCTGCTGGATTTATGCCAGAACAACCAAAGTTTGATATGGGCACCGAATGGGGACGTAAAGAACATAGTAAGGTTAACACCGTTTCGTTTGAACGTGGTTGCCAAGCACAATCATTTGACATTTACTACGCAAGTAGGGAATCATTGATTGCTATGGGTGTTCCACTATTCAATGAACTCCAAGTTGGATTACCACAAAGTTTTCCAAATGAATATGCCACACCACCTAAACACTGGCAGGGTTAAAATCGCATGAAAAAGGGCGGTGAGAAATCATCGCCCTTTTTTCTTTCTCCGATAAACAATTTCTACTTTTTCCCAGTCACCTTCATCTTTTTTCTGATAAGCTGTGACTGTGTAATCTTCATAGTCACTATTATCATCTACGGGGGTTGGTACAACAATTTCTTCTTCGGTTTGCCCATCCTCAAACCGTTTCATCCTCTCCGCACCTTTTCTATCTCTTTCTTTTTGCTGGTCGGACTTTTTGCTTTTTCGCATACAATTCTGGCTCAACTTTCACGTCATCCATTTCTTTGTCCAATCTTGTAACCCAACCCGCTAACCATTTTGGGTGTGCCTTTGCTTTCTTTGTTATAGTTTTTTTCATATTAATCTCTTACGAAACTGTTTAGTTTTGAGAAACATTCATTCATCCATCCTTGTAGGTTATAGATGGTGTTTGTCAGATTGTCAGAAGACATTTGTTTTATCAACTCAAATTTGTTAAGTTTTGGGATAGGATTGCTTATTACTTCATTTACATGTAGTTGGGCAATAGTAGTTAACGCAGTATCAGTCAATTGCATTAGAGCGTAATTACGTTCAACATCTTGCCAACTTTCAACTATCGTATCATAAACCTTCAATTTCCCACTATTTTCCGTCGCCAAATCCTTTATGGCACTCAATTCTATCCTTGGCCCACTCAACATAGGAAAAGCCTTAACAATCGTCTTTAGGCCGCAACCACGCACGCCGGGGATGTTATCCGATGTATCTCCGTCAAGTGTTCTGAAATAGACGAAGTTTTCAGAACTTATACCGTATTCGTTTACCACGTCTTGTGGCCCATAAAGCCTTTTCTTTGTTGGACTCCATACCTGAACGTGGTCGTTTACAATCTGTAGGAAATCCTTGTCGGCGGACATTATTATCGAATTCCAATCCTTAAAGGTATCCAATGCTAGATAGGCGATGGTGTCGTCTGCTTCCACATTCTCCAAAGCCAGCATATTGACCGGCAGACTTTGCATGTATGCTACCAACCTTTGAAGTTGTTTCTGCATCGAAATGTCTTCATCGGTAAGATTTTCTTCATAGATTCTATTCAACCGAATTTTAGTTCTCTTATGAGCTTTGTATTCAGAATAGATTTTTCGTCTCTTGTAAGAACCACCATGACCGTCAAAAACAATAACACATCTATCAGGTTGGTAAGCTTTGATGGCACTTCCGACACTCTTTAGAAAGCCGGAAATGCCACCAGTATGCAAACCATCTATATTCATGGTGGGGATTGCCATGAAACAACGAAGAAATGTATTCATTCCGTCAACAATTAAGACTGTCTTTTTTGTAACAGAACCAAGCCCACCTTCTTGAGCGGCCTTCTTTTCGGCCTTCAAGTTTTCCCAAATGGAAAATACATCATTTGCGTCAGGAGTCATTATCCTTCATCCTCAACACTCTCATCAACCTCAAGGTTTTCAACGATGGCAGAATTCGCTGGACGATACTTCATGATATAATCGGTTGCGATAACGTCATAAACTTCATCCTTGAATGACTGTTCACTTTGAATCTTTTCAAGAAATTCCTTGGTAGTCAATTTGATTGTTCCGCTTGGAAGCTTGAAAGTATATTTGTCGCCATCTTTCTTGGCAAATCCATTATCTTTCATGAAATCCAACCAACTCGTCAAGTCTTGAATACCACTATCATAGTGAATTTCAAACAAGGCATTTCTGTGTGGTGGCCCCATACGATTCTTGGTGACAATGATTTTACACTTATTACCAATAACTTTCTTACCTGCACCCAACAGTTTGCCCATGTTACTTAAACGAAGTCTTACAGATGCTGCATATGCCATGGCTTTTCCACCCGGAACAATCCACTTGTCTTGATGCCCGACGGCAGCAAGATTCATACGAAGCTGATTTACGAATACTACAAGGATTCTTTGTTTTCCAATAAGACCCGTGATTTTACGGCACGCCTTACTGATAATGATTGCTTTCGATGTGTTGTATCCATCTTTTCCGTGTTCGGATTCCATTTCTGTTTCTGACGAAGCTTGTGATAAAGAATCTACAACAATTGTTACCAACTGTTTAGTATCAAACTTTCTCGCCACGCCTATAGCTTCTTCAATCTTAGAAAAGATTTGTTCAACTGTTGTAAGAGAAACATAGTTCAAGTTTCTCATGTTAAGTCCTACCGCATCCCAAAACAAAGGCGCAGCGGCATTTTCTGTGTCAATTAATACACCGTGACCACCCATCTTTTGAGTGGCTGCTAAAATGTGAGCACAGATTAAACTTTTTCCTGCAGCTTCTTGAGAACTTATTTCGATGATTCTTCCAACAGGAAGTCCACCGTTTTTTCTATTAGAAATGGCTAAATCCAACAATGAAGAACCTGTTGAAATCCAGTCCGAAACCATTGATGGGTCTTCCTCTTCATCCAAGAAGTAAGATACCTGACCTCCATCAGCGGATGATTTATTTAATGCTTTGTGAATCAATTCGGCAAGTTCACTACGTTCTACTTTTCGAACTTTGTCAACCTCACCGTCAATATGATTAGATTTTGCTTTTGCCATAATATATTTTTAGTACTAACGAGAATGCTACACCTATTCGATGTAGCATTCAAGTTATTTTATTTACTTTATTGATTCAAGATTAACTCTTCTTTTCAGGGAAGATGTTCTTGAACGCCGTCTCGAAGTCTTCCACATTCACTTTCTTTGCCTTGGTGGCAGAAGGTGAAACTGGAGGCGTTGATGGTGCTACTTCTGCTACTTGAACAGTTGTGGCAGCTTCAATTTGCTCTTCGGATGGAACAACTACGTTGTCATCATTTGATGGAGCTTGTGTTGGTGTCTTTACGACTGCGGCAGTTCTTTCGGCGCCACGAGGAGCGGAGCCAGAGTTAATGCCTCTTCGTTCATTTTCCAACTTGATTTCCAACGCTGCGGCCAAATCTTCATACGAAGCTGGCGTATAAAGGTCATATATCTTCGGTTGGTGCCTAGTGATAAGTTCTAGGACTTCCTTGATATTCGGATGTTCCGGGTCAATCACCGGACGTGGCTTTGGCTTGATGGTGATTTTAGTTTCAGGATAATCCTTGCCGACTTCATCAGCCGTCTTGAAAATTACCTTGATATCGTTACCGGTGTTAAGGTCTGTGATATCGTCGTATTCGGTCATGTCAGCCGTGAGCTGTTCATAAACTTGAACGCCGAATCCCCAAAACTTGACGCCTTCCTCTTCCTTACCACGAACGATGATAGGAACGTAAGTTCTAATCTTGGGTTGCATCTTTCTTCCCTTGAGCCAAGTTTCCTTGGACTTCTCAAGTCTGTTTGCCAAATCCACGATTGGGTCTGGCTTATTCTGGCTTGAGGGGCTTAGATAACTAACCTTGTCGCCGTTGAAGTCATAGTGCCATTTCAGTTCGATGAACGGAAAGTCAACTGAGTCTTGTAGTGGAACAATGCGAATTGTTTGTTCGCCGGGTTCCGGCTTCCAAACGTATTTCTTGATTTTATCAACTCTCTCTTGTTGATCTTGGGTGAGTTTTTTGCCGCCCTTTTTCGTCTTGTCAAAAGACGCCAATTTGTTGCGGACTTTATCCATGTTAAGTGCCATAATTATTTTTCTTTCGTTAATTAGTGTTAATTAGCATTAAATCAATCGTTAACTATAATTTGTTAAGTCTTGTCTTGCTGCTAATAAGTATGAACTCTACATGATAACCGCACGAAAATCAACCTATAAAAAGCACAAAAAGTTTTTATTTTTTGCGTTTTTCTTTAACTGACTATTTCTAAAATTTCAATCGGGAGGACGCGAATGGAGGGAGTGCCAGTAATGATTAAAGAGTTCTTGTACAAGTTCCAATCAACAGAATAAGTCTTGTCAAAAACCCCATTATTTTCATCTTTAATAATCTGATTCATGGCATTCAGTGTATAAAGAGTATTGGTCTGTTTTTTCCTGTGAATGGAAATTGTATTTTGAAATTTAGGAAATTCTCTTGCTTCACTCAGTATATTGTAGGTAATGAATACCTCTTTAGGAGTAGTTACGTTGATGAAAACAAAAAATCTATTGTTGTAAACCGAATAGAACTTTTTTATTTCTTCTAGTGCCGACTTAAAGGATGTTACTGTAGAGAACGTGCATAACAGTTGTCTCTTATCGTTCATAATTTTTTCGGTGTTTCTCAATACTCTCTTTTAGATACTCTGGTGCATTATACATGAACCAATTTACCATTTCTTCCAACATATAGTCATCACCTTTTAACATCGTCTTGATTGCATCTTTATCGGCAGTTTTTTCTGCATCGGATTTAGGTGGTGGTTCGGGTAATGAGTTTGGTTCTTTTACTGGGTCTGCGGCTGGTGTTGATACTGGCGTTTGTTGTGGCGCAGCCGTAGTTTTTGCTTGAATGTCATTGGTAGCATCAGTGTCACTGGAAGCTGGTGGTGCGGCCTGTGAAACAGGAAGACCAGTCTTTGGTATCTCTGGAGACTTCTCAGGTGTGCTTGCAACTGGTGGAGTGGCAGCAGGCGGGGTTTCAGCCTTTTTGGCTGGGTCCGAAAAAATGTTAGACATTTTCTTCATCGGATTCTCTTCAAAGTGTGTGCCACGTTTAATAGCCTCTGCTTTGTATTCAGGAGTTGGAAATGTAACCAAAATGCCTTTAGCATTGTAAGCTTGTCTTTCAGGATACTTTCCCTCTAACACTCTATTGGAAAAATCTCTTACAGCCTCTTCATCAATGCCTTTTTTTGTGAGATAATCACGTAGAGCCTCCATATGTGCGCTTTCTTCTACGCTAAACATACCATTGGATACTCTCTGGTCTAATGAAACTTCACTTATGATTTTATTGAGTAATTTATTCATACTGTTCTGTGTAAGTATAAATATTCTCAGGAATGTCAAACTTATGGATAAATCTGAATCACCGAATCATAAGATTCCCCTTTATACACCTTGATTGGGAATCTTTTACCCATCATCATAATATTCATGATATCTGTAAGAACCTTTGGTCCATCGGATTTGTGGAAATCGAACAACAATGAATCGTAAGTGTATAATACCGCCTTCGTTTTCTTGTCTCTCAAATACTTGTTTACCCAATGAACAGCAGACAATGCAACTTCTGTTTCTGTGGCTTGAAGAATATAATTGAAAAGTTTTTCTGGATTTGCGTCTTTCAAGTGTTGGTCAGTAATTTTTCGTCTGAATGTGGGTGTCAATACATATCCATTTTCTTTGAAAAATTGCCAATTCCAATTTTTGAACTCTTTAAGATTGCTGAAATATTTGATGTTCTCATATTTCTCTTCTACACCGCCATATAACTGTCTCATCGTTATACTCTTAATTTCCTCCAAGTCGTATTCCGTCACTTTACGATGAAGATACATTTCACCCAAATATTTGTAAATGTCCTCATCAATACTCATTGGGAAATTTGTGACATTACAGATGATTCTTGGATGGAAAGCAGAATAATCAATTAGTATCATCATTCCGTCCAAACCATGACGTGATGTAAAACATGTTCTTACACCATTCTCTTTATTGAGAGCGGCATAATTTACGTTATCAAAGTGATTACTTGGTCGTCCGGTGCTGGTGTAAAAATTGTATTTGCTATACACCAATCCATTTGGTTGTATTCTAGCATCAAAATGTTTGGAGAAACATTCTCTGTTTACATAAATACCATTTGACTCCAACTCTGCTAGAGTTTCAACAACAATCTCATTCTCTTTTCTATACCCATATTCAGAATCACTCCAATTAATACCTATCTTGAAAAATTCATTGCACATTTTTTCAAATGTTTCTTTGTGTTTAAGAAGTGGAACGACCTTATTCAAGTCTCCACAATCACGCTTACTACGATAGATGAATTTGTGTGCTTTGGTATGATATGTTTCTTCTTCGATGGTCCATCCCTCTTGTAAATGACAATACAAGTTGATATCGAATAAATCTTTGACAGGTAAGAATTGAATGAATGATTTTTTATCAAATACCCATTTATGATTCGGTAAGGTTTCAATCTCATTCAACCGTCTGACGAAATCATCTTTATCGGTAACGGAAACCAAATCTGGAT